TAGTAGTTTATCTTCTGAAGTATCTACATCAAGTGCTTGTAGCCACGCTTCGTCAAGTGCGTTCTCTGAGTCAATAAGAACTACAAAGATACCTTGATCTTGTGCGCTCTTTACAATGTTACCTGAACAAATATATGATTTACCTGCACCGGACTCGCCAGCAAATACACTTACTTTGCCTAGCGGAACGCCTTTATTCCAATCACCCGAAATAAGATAATTGAGTGCATAGTTACCTGTGCTAATCCAATCAGTAGGATCGTTAAATCCTGCACTCATACCTGAAATAGATTTTGTTAATGCAGTCCGAAACTTGGTCGGATCAAATGCCTTAGTCGCCATAATATCTCCTAATCTAAAAAGCAAAATGGGGGATTGCTCCCCCACTAGTTATCACTGTCCTTGACGTGCGCGGATCATTGCAAGAATGTCTTGCGCATTGCCACCTTCTGCAGGAGCCGCTTCAGCTGCTGGTGCTGGAGTTGGCTCTGGTGCTGCCTCTGCTACAGGAGCAGGTGCTGCCTCAGGTGCTGGCGCTGGTGTTGGTGCAGGTGTGCTTGCAGCCGGAGCAACTGGATCGCCTGTTGCTGCACTCATGCCCGCTGGACGGAAGTATTGTCCCCAACGATCCATGTCAAATGCTTCACCGTCTACTGACGCTTCAAACATTTCTTGCATGACCTTAAGTTCTACTTCACCTGGCTTTTTAGGTAGGAAGTCATTTAGATTAAACAAGCCGTGTGTATTAACAGCCTGCATTTCAGCATCATTTAGTGGACGCTCTCTACGTGCCCAGTTAGATGTTGAGTAGTCTGCGTATCCGCCTTTTGAAGTTTTATTAAGACGGAAGTCTACACCTGCTGTGTAATCTGTTGGCAATTCTTCCATGTCTGGATCCATAAGAGCCTGTTTGATGATCTGGAAGATTTGAGGACCAATAATAAATCTACGGATTGGATTATCCGGAGTAGTGTCCTCGCTTAGTGGATTGTCCACAACAAAACCTTGAAAAATATAAGAACGTTTTTTCCAATACTTACGACCCATATCTTCTAGACTTGGATCTTTAAACCAACCACGTACTTCATTAAGAATATTACATGTCTCGCCATACATTTCCATACATGGAATTTGTACTTGTACTGGACGTGAGTCGGTTTGACCTTTGACTCCTGCAAATGGTAGTTTAATTACCAAACGCTCTTGCCAAAAGAATGTGTTGTCTGCATTGCCATCAGGAAGGAAACGTAGCGTTGCGCTATCGCCTTCTTTAATATTCCAAAATGGGTAAATGCTGTTATCACCGCCGCCTGAGCTGTTACCGCTTGTGCGTGATTCTTGTTCTTTGAGCTTTGCTCGGATTTCTGCTAATGATGCCATAGTTATGCCTCCTTTATATGCCTATGTTCTATGTGCCTAATTTTGTATAGCACATTATATACTATACAATAATATTTATCTTCTGTCAACCTTTTTTGACAAAGAATTTCAAGAATTTAGCCAATCTTTACAGACCGGCTAATCTCATGATGTCGTTTTGTTCTTGTGATTCGCCTTGTGCGCTTATACTTGCAATATCTTTTTTAACAAAATCCATAATAAATTTGGCTTCGTTGCTGGCAATCTGATTGTTTAATCTTCTTAATGCATTTTGGTCGCCTTGTCTTATTCTCTGAATATTTTTTATCATTTGCATTGCATTATAGGTAGTGGTTTCGCCGCCGCCTGCTTTTTTAATCTCTCTGCCTAATCCATCCAACTCTTGATAAATGTCTAATAAAGCCTCTATAGCAGGGTACCCTGCAAGGGTACCCCCATGTATATATGAGTTTGGATCTTTTGCTGCTTGTGGAGCAATTTTAGCGTATTGATTTGCTAATTCTTGAGCTTTGTTTTGGAAGTTTGAAGTTGTCCATCCTTGTTTAGCACCTTGAATGCCGCCACTGACTGCACCTTTGACAGCGTCCCAAACACCTTCTTCCACATCATCTTCTGCAAGCTCAGGATCTCTATAACCGTTAAATTCTTCAAACTTTGCATTGATTGCTTCAATAAACGCTTTTGCAGGATTGATGTACTGTTCGCCGTAGTCTTTTTCTATTGCTGTTAGTACTGCTGTTTCGCCTTTTGGAAACTGTCCTGTATGGCGATCATACATTGATAAAACAAATTCTGTTACTGGAACGTCTCTTTTGCTCTCATCCATTTTTTTGTTCTTTTCGTAGCAATTACAATGTTTACAATCTGGACCGCAAGAGCATTCTGTGACAGGCTTGCCGCAGCATGCTTCTGGACACATTTCAACTTTGCTTTCACTAAATTGACCCATTGCCATTAACTTACCTAGCATTTTTTTATCGCCTTCGGCTTTGGCTTGTTTTATTAATTTTTCCCAAGTTTCTCTATTTGGGATTTGTAATGTTTTTGACCATTCGTCGTCAGTAGGTGTTAATGTTTCACCAAATTGACCCATTAGCTCTTCAAATGTATTTTCAATAGAATGTTCAAATGCACCATGTGGCAACCCTCTAGTTATAGGTTCGCCCGTCATAGGATCTCCTCCTACTGCACCAGTCACCCAAGGAATTTGTAACTCCATCCCGGGCTGTATCATTGCTGGATCTTCAATACCATTGTCGTCTGCAATCATCTGTACAGCATCATTTACACTCATACCCTGCATTTCATACTTTACCATTTCTCTAGCAATGCTATACAAAGTATCGCCTTGTTTTACAGTATATGTTTCTCTGTGATCTTCGTCTAAAAATGATTCTGCTGTTAACTCTTTTGCACGAGTTGTTTCGCTTACCAAGCGGTATACGAAAGGAAACACATCTTTTAATTCTTCATTAAACTGACGTATTGTAAGTTGATCTATCCAATTTTCTGCTACGTCTGTTGGAACTTCTGTTACTTCTTGTAGTTCAAAATTTTCAAAAGTATTTTTATAAAAGGATTCTTTTTGAAGATGTTGCACTGTTTTCTTTAGTTCTTCTATTCTTTCATTGACCGGACGAACATATGAAGAAAGACCTTCAGCCATTACACTAGAACGATTCATGTATGACTTAAATTTTTTCAAACTAATTAATTCTTCGCTAATAGATTCGATATGTTTGCCAAAGTCATCAAATGGCTTACCGCCTTCACTGACATGTCTTGCCATTGCTCTTGCACCATTAATGTGTTTAAATGGAAATTTAAATCTTTCTCCATCGCTACTTTCTATATAAATTGCACCTATATTTTGTATTCTACCAGTTACAGATTCATGATTTACTGGTTTAGTGTGTTTTATTGCAATTCTAGCTTCACCAATATTTTGGTAACTAGTTTTGCTAGTGCCATACATCTTTGATTCGTTCATTGTATTATCTCCGGTGCGATCTTTTGTTAAAAATTTATAATCTCTTAGATCTAAATTTGATTTATTAATATTCCTTGTGTCAAACTGTAAAAGTCTCTTTTTGCTAAAACTTCTTAATTCCTTTAAAAACCCGTACCAATTGTCTCTAGTAATACTATCTTCGTTAGCTACAAAGTCATTACTATACATTACTTGGATAGCGTTATCGGATAGCGTTACGTTTACACTCCCTAATTTTTTATCGCCTTCCATATAATCGAAGTCAAAAAATCGAGCAGCATTTGGCTCGTTGGTTACTTTGCCTTCTTCATCACCAATGGTGACACTTGGAAAGCGTCCTCGTATTTTGTTAAAAAGTTCTTCTGCTATTAGATCTAAATTTTTCATTGCAATGTATTTATCAATAATTAGTACTTATGAAGATTGGCATAGGTTGTTCATAATCTTCTATATCTTCAGCTTGGTTAAAGGTATTGTAAACTCTAGGATCCCAATCCTTTAACACACTCATCATTCTAAGTGCTAATAGTGTAGCACTTACTAAATCGTCACTGTGACCCAATTTAGCCTGGTAGCTAGAACCTGTTGCTACATATGCTTTTAATTCTGACACAAACGGTTTAGATTTTATTGTCATCTTGTCATTTTCTATCATTGTTTTCAATCTACTACAAGCAGTAACTTTTGTGCTGTGAGTAGTGTTGAAACCTTTGCGGAATTTACGAACGTGTCCTTTGCGGATAGGCTCACTGACGAACAACCCCGGAATGTTCTCTTCACCGTAATCGTTTATAACGATAAGGGCAGCCTCGCCTAATCCATTGTTCTCCACGCTCCAATAAATTCCTGTGGGATTTTTTGTTTCACTTTCTATATACTTACAAATGTCTGCAAGTACTCTTATTTGTCCGGGTATAGCAGTAGTATTGTGCTGCCATTCTGCTACTTGTTCATAGGTAGGCAGTTCGAAAACTTGTATGGCAGAATAGTCGCCGCCAGTACCCATACTAGGATCAAGTGCAACAACATATGTGTATTGGCTTGTGGGCTTTTTATACCAACGTGTTTGCCCCATATTTAGAATAGGATTTACACCCTCCATAGCAGCAAGTTTAATACTGTTAATTAATGTTTCATCAAAAACTAAGAACTCACAGCCATATTCGCGTCGGAACTTTTCTTCGCCAATACGTCCTATTTCATCTTGTTTCCATTGTTCGTCTCTGTCTGGATGTTCGTCCCAACTTGCTCTAAAAGCATGAAATCCGTTTATGCCAACATCTTGTTCATTGCCATGTTCGTCAAACTTTTGTTCTGCTTGTTTCCAAATAGTAGCAAATGTATCTTCATCTGAGTTCGGTGTGCTAGTAATGATAGCACGACCACCTGTTGCTAGTGTAGGAGATATTGAAGTCCAAAACTCTTCCGCAATATTAGGTTGCACAAACGCAAACTCGTCACAGTATAGTAAAGAGATAGACAAACCACGTCCTGTGTTTCCAGTTGTTGTTTGGCTTATAATGCGTGATCCATTTTCAAATTCCATACTACCTTTGTTGTAACTTGTTACACCTGCCCTAATATGATCTGGACAAGTTTCATACACATAGCGTATACGTGACATAATTTCTTGCGCACCTGTATATTTGTGTGCAGCAATTAGAATAGTTTGATCTGGATGGAACATAGCATACCAACACAAGTAGATACTAGCACAAGTAGTTTTTCCTGTTTGTCGTGGCATCATATTAATGTTAAATCGGTAATTATGATAAGAGTGTAACAACCTAAGTTGATATTCGTAAGGATCAAATAAAAGTTTGCCTTGTACAGGGTGTTGTATATTTGCAAAATGTTTTGCAAAATAAAGATACCCATTATCACGATCCATGCACTGCATAAGATCTTGAATATGATCTTCTGTAAATGTTTCTTTACGGTTTGCCTTTTTTGTTAAGACACCATCTAATGACTTACTCATATGTATATTTACTCAAAAAAATAGGGCCCTAAGGCCCTATTGAGTTCTGGGGGATATTTACTTTTTCTTATTCTTTGCTGCATGCACTGCTTTGCGTTGTGCATCATTAGCGTATTTGCCTTCGAGTGCTTTGTATAACTGATCTTTAACTGATTCTACTGCCATAGCATTGTCTCCGCGTTGTGAAGCAGCATACATTTTTTTCTGTCTATTAATACCACCTGATAGATCTTTAACCATGTAATTATGATCTTTGTATTCTTCACTAGGACCATTATCCCAATCTTCGCCTACAAGTTCTTCTCCCATTCCACACGGAGTAGGAGCTTCTTCGCCGTGTGCTATACCGCAAACAGGACATGGCATTTCATTATGCGAATCATCATCAGTATGCAATGCATCGGGTGCTATTGGCATATGAGTATGTTCTCCGCTGCCACCTGTGCCTGCTAATTGCATAATGCGCATTAGTTCTCCGATTTCAGAAGCATTTGTTCCATTCATTGAAATGTTCATTGATGCTTCTTTTAATTTTGATTTATCTGTCATGTCATTGTCCCAACTTTCTCTATTTGTAGCACCTTGGCTACCTGAAATTTGTTGCTGTATACCTCTATAAAAATCGTTAGTATTGCCAATTCTAAAGTTTGTATCACTGCCGCCGTTATATTTTTTGTTAAAATATCCTGCTAATGCAACTTGTAGTTTAGTATTTAGTGATTGAAATCTTTGAGGGTCAGCTTCGCGTGCTAAATCTCGTATTTTAGTCATCCATACACCGTTAAACTGTACAATATTGCCACCTTTTGCAAGTTCTGCTTCAATTTCAGCAACAATTGGATTTGATCCGGATCTAATTTCATCTGCTAACGCATTATGATTTTGTAAAACATTACGTTGAGCGTCTATGTTACCTTCTCCTTCAGATCCACGTTTGCCGCCTCTTGTTCTAGGTCCGTCTGCACTTGCAGATGATGCAGCATTATCTCTATCCATCTTATTGTCAATTGCTTGGTCTGATTTAGGAAATGCTTTATTATAACGAGATACAAGTTCTTTAGCCCTAGGATCATCGCTTGCTTCCAATCTTGCAAAAAGTGCATCTAGTTCTTCACGTTCTTGATCAGTTAAATCTTCAGGTGCTTCATGTAGCATAAACTCTACCAAAGCAAGCATATTTTTCATAGACATATCAACACTTGCTGTTTGCACGCCTCTTTCTTGACCGTCTAGTTCTGCGTTTGGTTGACCTGATTCTTGTCCAGCGGCCGAAGTAGATGTTTGTTCTTGTTCTACTTTATCCATTAGTTCTTGGAATCTATCCATTTCTTCTGGTCTTACAGGTACTGCTTGTGATTGAGTTTGCCCAGTTGCAGGTTCTTGTACAATAATTTGTTCGGAGTCATCGCCGCCACCTCTCAAACCGTCACCAATATCTCCAGGAGCTGTTGCGCCTGTTCCAGGACTTGTTTGTCCTGTTGCTGGTTCTTGTACAGGTTCGTCTGTTTGTGTGGTTTGACCTGTTGCTGGTTCTTGTACAGTTCTGTTTGGCTCTTGACCGCCTCTTGTACCATCGTCTGGACCTGTGGTAGGCTCTGCTGCTTGAGGCTGCGCCGCCGTTGATCCAGCTTGAGCGTTTATCGCTCTTTGTAGAGCAGCCATTGTTTCAGGACCTGCTTCGCCGTCTACTTGTAACCCATTTTGTCTTTGAAATTCTTGCACGGCAGCATATGTACCGCGGCCATACTTTCCGTCTACACCATTTGGATCTATGCCTAAACGTTCTAGTGCTTGCTGCAAATCACGAACACTGTCCATTGCTTGTTTGCCGCCATCGTTATATGCATCCATTAAGCTCGGTGTTGTTGTATCTAATCGACCTGCTAATGCATCTTGTTGAGGTTCTTCAGTATTTGCGTCTGTTTGTCCTGTTGCTGGTTCTTGTACAGGTTCGTCTGTTTGTGTGGTTTGACCTGTTGCTGGTTCTTGTACAGTTGTTGTATCAAATTCGCCACCTTGTCTATTACCACCTGCAAATTCATCTGCTGCTTGTTGTGCATCTGATGGTGTTGTATCAAATTCGCCACCTTGTCTATTACCACCTGCAAATTCATCTGCTGCTGTTTGTCCTGTTGCAGGTTCTTGTGTAGTTCCTTGAGGCAATTGTCCTGCGCCACCTGGTGCAGGTCTTACTGCATTTGTTTGACCTGTGGCTGGTTCTTGTGTAGTTCCTTGTGGGCGTTGTCCACCTCTTGGTCCTTGACGTCCATTTTGTGGACCTGATGTGGTAGTTCCTTGTGGGCTTTGTCCGCCTCTTTGGTCTGGTCCTCTTGGGTCAGCTGCATCTGGATCTGCTGTAGTAGTTCCTTGTGGGCGTTGTCCACCTCTTGGTCCTTGACGTCCATTTTGTGGACCTGATGTGGTAGTTCCTTGAGGCAATTGTCCTGCGCCACCTGGTGCAGGTCTTACTGCATTTGTTTGACCTGTGGCTGGTTCTTGTGTAGTTCCTTGTGGCTTTCTAGTTCCAAGATCTGCTAAACTATTTGCTTTTTTCGAGGGTGGTGCTTCATTTATTATTTTGCCATAAACATCAGCTATATTAATTAAATCCCTAATATCTTTCATTTTTAGTTTCCTAACACTGCTTTTGTATTTTCGGCACTATCTATGTCTTTTGACTCTCCTTTAGGAGCACCTTCCATTGGGTCAATTTCTCTTTCTTTACGTGCAGTTTCTAGTTCTTTCAAAAGATCCATTACCCTATTGCCTGCTACAGAATCTTGTCCACTTGTACCACCCATATCTTCAGTTGCAAGCAGAGCTTCATATTCTTCCTTTTCAGGGGTATTTTGTAATTCTTCTAAAGGATCAAATTCTCCTTTAACTTTCAAGTGGCCTCTATCTACAGAACAGTTGTCAATTAGATATTCTTGCAAATGAAAACTTGTAGTAGGATATTTTACTTCTGCTTCAAAATGGTGTACTTCCATATTTTGTAATTTAGGAAAATCCAACGGTTGTTCTGTTATGGGTGATTTTTTGCCTGTAGAAACATTAACTAGATCAAACTTTTGTAAGTTTGTTTCTAATCTATCAGCAAATCCTTCTGGTAACTCCCCAGCTACACATATTTTAAATTTATAAGTCTTTTGACTTTCTGTAAGAAATTCTTTAAAGTTTTTCATGGCCACTTCCTATTATATGTTATTTATCCATGTTTTTAAGTTTTTCTAGTAAACTATTTCTATCAGTTACGACATAACCGTCACCGTTTACTATGTCTCCGTCCGAAGATCCTTCTTTGTCTAGTTTTTCTTTTTTCAGTTGCAGCTCAATCATTTTTAATTTTTTATCCATTTTTGCAACTTTTGCATCCAAACCAGTTTTCAACATACTACCAGCGACTTCAAACACACGACCACTATATCTGCTTTCTACGTTCATACCTAAGTCCATAAGATCTTCGTAACTTTGTAGTGCCCGTTGAGCTATATCTTCTAGTTCTGTATCTGCTTTGTCACCCAAGCCCTTTACAGCAGGCAATGCACTTGCTATTTTATCAAACTCTGCTATATCCCTAAAAGTATTTTTTTGTTCTACAATAGCAGCTTCGGCTTTTTCTTTATTCTTTTGCTCTTGTATTAATTCTTTAGAATCAGGTAAATTTAGCAAATCTTCTAATTTTTTTGTCATGGCAGTTTCCAATTATATGCTACTATATTTATCGTTTACCGTTATGGAATATATCTGATTCTGTAATTACCCTGAAGAAAATGTTCTTTTGTTTACACCAAGCTCTGGCTGCTTCCCATTTTGCTTGGTTAACAATCCATGCTGCTTGATTAGCACGATTGCGTCCAGTTTTTTCTTTTAGTGTTTGATTTGCTGGTTTTACTTCTATTAACTCCACCATTTTTTTACCACCTTTGTTTGCGTAAGCAATAAAAAAATCAGGAACATATATTGTATATCTTCCTGTTAATGGATTTCTGTAAGGAATTTTAATTGATTCGCTTGCCCATTTTTCTACACTGGGATGTTCATCGCAAAAACGCATAAATGCAAATTCCCAACTACTTCTATATGTTGGACTTTTTGTTCCTATATATTTTTCTGGGTACTTGCAATTAAATTTGCCTTGGGCAAAACGGCTCATATCTGAATATTTCTCTTCTCAGTAGTCTCTGCCCATTCTGTAATCTTGTAACCTAATACACTTGTCTTTAGTCTGTTATAATTTAAAATTTCTGTAACTACTGCGCTAAGTTGTACTTCGTTAAGTCCTTTTAGTGTATCTATTAGAGTAAAAACTTTTACGCCATCTAATTTTGCTTGATTTAAGAGAGTAGTAGCAGTAGAAATGGCAGCAGACTTTTCAAAGTTTCTTTTTTCAAAAAACGCAACAACAGCATCTACTTCATTGCTAGGGAAACTAAGTTTTTTTGTAAAATAATTATTAAAGACTTCTGTTACTTTTTCATCATTAGTTGGGGTAGTTTTTGGTAGACTTGACATGTTAACCTCCTAGAGCTCTATCTCTATATACCTGTCTTTCTGACTGACCTATAGCGTTCCAGGCAGCATTTCTTTCGTTAATACCACCTGCATTTCCTGCTGCCTGCCAATCTTTTCCAAACTCCTGTCTAGCAGCAGATTCTAATGCAGCAGGATTATTTGCTAGTGTATTTCTTTGATTTGCATTTCTAATTGCATTTACAGCTAGTGCCGCGCCTGCTGTAGCTAATAGTAATTTTCCGTCGCCTCCAGTGCCATTATTTTTTGGAAAGAATGTACCTGCAACACCACTAACATCTATACCCGCTGCCCTACCAATTGCTCTGGTTAATATATTAAACCCTCCCTGTCTCAAACCTTCAGAGCTTAAATCTCTTACATTACCAATTAGATTTGCTGCTGCTAATGCTGCTTCTAATGGATTGTCAAATGTATCGCCGCCTGCAATAAAATCATATAGGTCTAAAGCGCCTGAAATAATGGAACCTATGCTTGTTGTTCCACCACCTATTAAACTTAATGGGCTAGGAGTTGTATCATAATGATCTTGTCCAAATCCGTTTGGTTCTCCATTTGCGCCTGCCTCAATAGCGCCAGCATCATAAAACACTGCTTCGTAAGAAATTTGCATGGAGTTTTCTGCCATGCCGGCTCCATCAGAATTGTCAACCCTGTCATGACCCCATGCCGTTACAATTGGGTTTACAAGTGTATACGTTACATACGATCCTCTTGATAACTGACTAATTTGAATACTATTAAAAAATGGTAGTCCTGGATTGTTATTATCTAAACCAAATTTATCTTTATTACGAGAACTACCTTGATACAAACTATTCGGTGTTCGACTGTAGGCTCTTCCGGCGTTCCTTATTTGGTTGCCGTCTGCAAAGTAATATCTATAGTATGCCTGCATTAGTGCTGTTGTTAAACTAGAGTTGTCATCATGGAAGGTTAAGTTTACAGGGTCGTATGTAATAGATGTTTGACTATGCTTTACCCTATTGTATTGTTTTCTAGTTTCAACATTTGCGGTATAAGTTGGCAGAGTTGCACTTTTTACCAGCATGCCCATTTCATTTATTTTTTGGGCATTTATAGTGGGTATAATGCTTGCTGCTGTAGGATTTATATCAAAAAATACATGATATAAAAATCTTGTTTTTGGTGCTAGAGCATGATTATTATCTGTATAAAGTCTAGCCGCATGTGCGTAGTCACCTAAATTACCTTTAGGATTAAGAGCTCCGCCTGCAATACTATCAAAAAGACTATTAAACTTATTCGCCATACAAATATTTATCCTTAGTAATAATGTACGTATATAATAAAAATAGGGAGCTGAAAATACAGCTCCCTATAATGCAGACTAAATGTTATTTGTATTAGGCGCCGCCGCCTGTTACAAGAGTGTTAATTGTACGACCCACTGCTGTTCCTACGCCAGTACCTTGTGGTGTTTGGATAGCGTTGTCGTATCTAATAGAAAGTGTAACACTTACTGGATCTGTTGAATTAGAATATGCTAACTGATTATAGTTTACACTTTCACAATAGCATCCGTATAACTCAAATGTTTCTAGTACAGTTGGTGTATTAGCACCGTTACCACCATCTAGGATTTCAATTCTAGTTGTAAACTTGTAATCTAGACCAGATGCTGCACTTGACTGCTCGTAGAAATCAAACTGCTTTTGTAGCTGTTCGCCTACTAGTTTTTGTACGTTGTTGTTTACATCTTCACGTAAGTTTAATTCTATAGGCTGCCATTCGTGTTTGCCTGCTAGATATACTTTTGAGTTGTAAACATCAATAGTCATTTGTTCGAAACTTACATTTGGACGACCTACGTCAATAACCTGTTTTGTAAGTTCTGTTGTTGGTGTACTAACACCAAAATTTTCAAGTGTCACTCTAAAGCGATACTGTAATTTTGGCATTAACAAGCCCTGGCTAGCAGCGGAATCACCGCTTGCTAGTGGTACTGTAATTCTTGATAGTGTTGAAATTGCCATTTAATCTGCTCCTAATCTAATAGTATTTATCACATTACAACCCTGCTATTTCGCCTGTATTTTTCAAGCGTAGCGGAATGTAAATAAACTCAACCGCTTTAACTGGCTCAATAGCAATATCCAGATAAAGTTCGTTACGATCAATTCTAGATGGAGTATTGTTTGACTCATCACAAACTACCAAGTAGTCATACAATGCTCTTTGTCCAACAAGCTCAAGCATTAAACTTTCTGCTGCTTGTTTAATTTCATCGCGTGTAATCTTATCGTTAGGCTCAAAGATATAAGGCTTAGCAAGCTGATTTAATTGACTGCGTAAGTAAATTACTAATCTTGCAACATTGATTCTATCCAATGCACTTGCACCTCTCGAACGAGTTTTTTGTCCGTAGTTTACAAGTCCTGCACCGCTAATAAATGTTATTGGGTTAATATT